GTGCGCAGCTCGCAGTCGAGATGCGCGCGATTTTCGACAAGGCCAAGGCCGAGAGCCGCGGGCTCAACGGCGATGAAACCGAGGGCTGGGAGCGCCGCCGCGCCGAGATCGAGTCCATTGACGGGACGCTCGACCGGCTCGAAAAGCAGGACAAGATTGACGCGCACGGCGCGCAGGTCGTTGAGATCGGCAACGCCCTCGCCGTCGTTCCCAACGATACCCGCAAGAAGACCGACGCCCGCTACGACAATGCCTTCGCCGCCTACATGCGGCGCGGGTTTTCTGGCCTCGAACCCGAAGAGCAGGCGGCGCTCGCTGGCCGCTTCATTGACGCGGATGGCCGCAACATCCGGGCGGCCCAGACCGTCACCACCTCGGGCGGCGGCTACCTGATCCCGCAGGGCTTCAGCGGGCAGATTGACGTGGCCATGAAGCAGTACGGCGGCATGCTCCAGGCCGCCGACACCGTGACGACCGAAACCGGCAACCCATTGCCGTGGCCGACCGTCAACGATACCGGCAACGTCGGGGAACTGCTCGCCGTCAATACCCAGGCGGCCAATCAGGACTTCACCTTCGGGCAGGTCACGTTCGGGGCCTACAAGTTCAGTTCCAAGGTTGTCCTGGTGCCGATCGAGCTGCTTCAGGACAGTTTTTTCGACCTGAACAGCTTCCTGGCCACGAATCTTGGCGTGCGGCTTGGCCGCATCCTCAACACCAAGCTGACCGTGGGGGCTGGCAGCACCGAGCCCAACGGGATTGTGACCGCCGCGACCGCCGGGCCGGTCGGGGCCACGGGCGAAACCACCAGCCTGATCTACGACGATTTGGTCGCGCTGGAGCACTCGATTGATCCGGCGTACCGCGCGTCGCAAAGCTGCCGGTTCATGATGGCGGATTCGACCGTCAAGGCCATCAAGCTGCTCAAGGACGGCTCGGGCCGTCCGCTCTGGCTGCCGTCCTTCCAGGCCGGTTTCGAGGGCAAGTTCGGGGACACCATCTTGGGCTACCCCTACACGGTCAACCAGGACGTTGCCGCGATGGCGGCCAATGCCAAGTCCATCCTGTTCGGCGATTTCTCGAAGTACAAGATTCGCCGGGTCATGGATTTCACCCTCCTGCGCCTGACCGAGCGATACGCCGACTTCGGGCAGGTCGGCTTCCTCGCCTTCATGCGGGCGGACGGCAACCTGATTGACGCCGGCACCCACCCCGTGAAGTACTTCGCCAACTCCGCGTCCTAATCTCTGGCCGCGCAGCCGGGGGCGGTGCAAGCCGCCCCCATCCTCATGGAGAACCGATGAAAATCAAGATGCTGACCTCGATCTCGGGCCACGCCGACCCCGAGAACGGCATGGAACGGGACTTCTCTTTCGTGTCTGGCGAGACGGTCGAGGTTCCCGATGGCCTCGCGTCCAAATGGATCGGCTCGAAGCTGGCTGAGTCCGCCGCGCAGCAGCAGCCCCGGAAGGCCAAATAGATGGCGGCTGGCGATCTCTGCGGGCTCGCGGATGTCAAGTCCTGGCTCTCGATCGGGACTAGCGCGACCGGCGACGATTCCCTGCTGACCCGTCTAATCACAGCAACGAGCGCCGATTTCCTCGCGGAAATTGACCGCTACGACTTCTTTGCCGCGTCCTTCACGGACGTTCTGCGGGGCCGGGCGCTGGCGCAGATTCCGATCAGGATGGATGAGCCGTATTTGGGCTCGCACCGGATTGTTTTGCGGCACTGGCCGGTCAACTCGATCACGTCTTTGGTGCTGGACGGCGTTACCGTCCCGGCGTCAACCGATGGGGTCGCATCGGGCTATTGGCTCGACACTAACACCGATCCAGAGAACCGCCAGACCGTAACGCTGATCGGATATGTGTTCACGCAAATGTCCATTGCGACCGTAGCATACGACGCTGGCTACGAGGCGGTTCCTGGCGACGTTGCCCAGGCCGCGATTGAATGGGTCGCGGCACGCTACCGCAACCGTGCGAGCGGCGGCATGTCCTCCCAGCGCTTGAGCGAAGGCCGCTCCCAAAGCGAAGACGTGTCGTTTGTCCCGTGGGACATCCCGAAATCAACCCAGCGGGTAATCGAACGGTACAAAACCGGGGCCGTGGCCCTGATGTTCAGCACCCATGATTGAGTTCAACGCGACCGAAATCCCGGCGGTCGGGGCAACCGCGCTGCGCGAGCGCGTCATTGCCGCCGTGCGGGAGGGGATGGCGCAGGCCATGGAGGACCTTGCCGCCAAGGCCGCGGAGGCCGCGCCCGTCAGGACAGGAGCTCTCCAGCGCGCGATCCTTGCGAGCCCCAAAGTTACGGAAACCCCGGCCCAAATCGTCGGGACGGTCAGCGGAGACGTTGGCCGACGTCACATTGCGCTATGGCAGGAAAAGGGAATCCTCGACCCGGTGGTTGTGGCGCGCGGCAAGATCATGCGGGCCTATTTTTCTGGCGGCGCAATCGGGTTCATCCGCCGCCATGGCGGGTTCGCGGTTCCCGGCCGCCCATTCATGGAGCCCGCGCTTGAGCAGCAGCGGCAGGCGATCTTCGACACCATCCGGCTCAGGATTCAGGCGGCGGTAGCGTGATCGGCCAGCGCGAACCGATTGCAGCGGCGCTGCTGGCTCTGTTCAAGGCCGCGCCGGGCGGCTTCCTGACGATTGGGCGCAGGCATGTGATGCCGCCCGACCTGACGCCAACGCAGCAGCCCGCGCTTTTCATCGCGTTCACGTCGGAAGATACGGTCCAGAAATTGCCGACGATGCCGGGCAAGACAACGCTCGAGGCATCGCTGTTCGTATATTGCCGCGGGCCCGGCACCCAGGAGCCTCCCGGCGAAGAGCAGGTCCTGACCGAATCGGTGCTGAACGGGCTGCTCGATGATGTTGAAGCCGCGCTTGATCCCGGCGACGGCAATCCCCAGACGCTCGGCGGATTGGTTTCCCGCTGCTGGATCGAGGGCACGGTCTACAAAGACCCCGGCGTGCTGACCGATCAGGCAATGGCGATCATGCCGGTCAGGATGCTGGTTCCGTAGCGAATTTTCAAGGCCGTTTCCCGACCATGCGGGGCGGTTGTGCGGAGCGCGGATGCCGGGCAGGCATTCGTGGGCGCGCCACCACCACAGGAGGAAATTGCCATGAACATCCAGTTTGGGACTGGTGCGCTTTTCGGTCTGCCCAATTCCGGCGACACCGCTGCTGATCCAACGCCCTATCTGCTTGGCGCGCTCCAGAGCGCCCAGGTGGATTTCAAATCGACCCTCAAGAAGCTCTTCGGCCAGAACCAGTTCCCGCTCGCCAAGGCGCGGGGCCAGATCGAGGTGACCTGCAAGGCAAAGATCAAGGCGTTCGATCCGGGGATGCTGAACCAGCTCTACTTCGGCCAGACCCAGACGGTCGGCCAAACCATTGCCGCGATTGATGAGGTCCACGCGATCCCGAGCACGCCGTTCCAGGTGACGGTGACCAATGGCGCGGATTTTGTCACCGACTACGGCGTCCGCAACGCCTCGACCGGCGCGCAGTTGACCAAGGTGGCGAGTGCGCCAGCGACCGGCCAATACAGCGTCGCGGCCGGCGGGGTCTACACCTTCGCTGCTGCCGACACCGGGATCTCGGTGAAGATCAGCTACACCTACACCAGCACCACGGCGGGAACCTCGACCATCGTGATTGCCAATCAGTTGATGGGGTACGCGCCGGAATTCCGCGCGCTCCTGTCCAACACCTTCCGAGGCAAGCGGTTCGCCATCGAGCTGTACAACTGCACGATGGGGGGCCTTTCGATCCCGACCAAGCAGGATGACTTCTGGGAGGCCGACATTGACTTCGAGGCCTGCACCGATTCATCCGACACGCTTGGCGCGATCTACGCCGACAACGTGTAGCAAGAGGGCGGGGAGCTTTGCCGCTCCCCGCCTTCCCCAAGGACCAAATGGATACCGAACCCGTCAAATTCCGCGGCACCCCGATCTACCTGCATGGCAAGTTCTACATTCTGCCGCCCCTTTCAGTCGGGCAGTGGGAGCAGAACGAGAAGGACGAAAAGGCCGCCGCCGAAAGCGGCCAGCAGGAAGAAACCCTGCAAAAGACCATGCGGTTGATCTGCCTCGCGTTCTCCCGCAATTACCCCGAGATTAACCAGCCCTGGCTGAGGGATGCGCTCGATGCCTCGACACTGAGGGAGTGCATTGATGCGCTCAACAAGCAGAGCGGCTTGGTGGCGCGCGGGCCGGGGGAATAGGGGCCGGGGCGGAAACCGACTGGCCGGGAATTTACGGCTTGATCGTAACCGCTACCGGCTGGACCCACGAGCAGATCAGGGAGATGTCGCTCGGGGACGTGCTGGGCCTGCTCGGCTATTGGGCCGAGACTCCGCCCGCCCACGTCATCTTGGCCGCGCGCTACCTGAACCGGGGCCAGCGCAGCCGCCGCGAGAACGATCCAGCGCCGCCCCCTGCGCCGCGCGACGCCGAGCAGCACGAAATGGTCGCGCTCGGCGGATTTCTGGGCTCTCCGCAACCGCTGAAACCGCACCATCGCCACATCCTTGACTGGGCCGAAACCATCGTGAATCCAAACCCGAATGTTCCACGTGAAACATGAGCGATAGCAACCTCACAATCGGCGCGACGTTCGACAAGGCGCAGCTCGATGCCGCCATTGCGGAGGGCCAAGCCGCCATCGCGAAGCTTCCCGACACCTTCAATCTCAGCTTCAACGAGATGTCGGCGGTGTCGAAGCGTGCGCTGAAGCAGATCAGCGACGACACCAAGGCCGCTACCGCCAACATTTCGGAGCAATGGCGCGCCACCGCGGCCGCCGCCGCCGCCTATACGTCGGCCCAGCAGGAAGTGCGGGCCGCGTCCCGGCTTGTCGCGGACGGCACGATTGACCAGACCGCCGCCCTGAATCTGCTGGCCGCCGCCAAGCAGAAGGCCGCGGCGGCATCGGTCGCGCTGGGCCTCGCAGAGAAGGAAGCAGCGGCGTCCGCGACCGAAGATGCCGGAGCCAGCACGCTCGCGGCCGCCGCTGACGCCCGGATGCAGTACGGCATGGCCTATGGGGCCGCACGCATTGCGAGCTATGCGGGCGGCGTCGGCTCGCTCGGGTATGCCATCGGCGGGGTCGCTGGCCGGATGGAGAGCATTGCGCCGCTGCTGGCCGATGCGTTCCTTGTGGCCGCGCCCATCGCGTTTGCCGATATCGTTTACAACATCGCCGACGGCATCAAGCAGTGGTACGACAACGAGGTGCTGCTGAAGCAGTTCAACGACGACCTGATGAAGAGCAGCGAGCAGGCGGCATCGGCTGCTGCCTCGAAGAATTGGGAATACATTCAGAGCCTGATCGAAGTTCGGCGCGCGCTCGGCGATGACGCCGGTGCCGTGAAAATCCTGCAGGACAACATCGGGAACAAGCCACTCAAGATTGACTTCGACATCAAGGACGCGGACCTTGACTATGCCGAGAGTGCGGTGTCTGGCATTAAAAAGCTGATCGGAGAAATTCGCGGCTCAAATTCTCTCGGTTCCGGAGAATCCCTCATCGGCCCGATCAATGCGGAGATTGATGCAGCCAAGCAAAAGATAGAAGACTTGACGCAATTTATAAAGGGTAAGCAAGAAGAAATGGCCGCCAGGGCAGCGGCGGTCGCACAGGGGGCGTCTCCCGGCCCAATATTGACCGATCCGCTCAAGGGCATTGACAATGCTGAGGCGCAAATCTCTGCCCTGAAAACTGCGATCTCCGGCCTTAACGATGCGGTCAATCAGGTCGGGAGCGCGAAGGGCACCGCTGGCGACGAGCTGTGGGCCAAGCAAATCGAGCAATCCAAGAATTACTATACCAATATCGCCGCGGCTTACAAAGAGCTGACCGATTTTGGCAATCTTAACAAGCGGCTTGCAAAGGAGTGGGACGATCTTTGGGGAAAGGCGAACACGGACTACATCCTCGGTATTGCCGAGCAACAGCGAACGGAAGACAGCGCAGCGTCGGAGACGGCGCGGCGCGTCGCCGAAGGCGTAAGGCAGATGAAGCGCGCCTCCGACGAAAAGCTCGAAATTGAGCGGAACGATGCCGAGAACCAGATCGAAATCTGGGAGGCCGAGCAAACG